CAAAGTTCGAGCGCGCACGCTGCATGATCTATGAGTGGCTGACACCTTTCATGAGCACCAAGGAGATGAAGGCGGCGGCGCAAGCCGAAGGTGTGAGCTGGCGAATGGTCGAGTCAGCGAAGGCGGCAGAAGTCGCTGCTGGAAACAGGATCCGCGCCGTGAAGCACGGCAACGCCTGGGGCTGGATATGGGATCTCTACGAGGCCAAGCACGGAAATTCAACTCCGCAGCCTGACATAAACTCAACTCCGCAACAATTTCAAGTCCGCAATGACGACTGCGGAGTTGAGAACCTTATCCAGCAAGGGTTTCAGGGCAAGTCCGCAACACCGCAGTCACTTCCGGGAGACGTACAAAATGGAGGCTCGACTCCGCAAAACACCGGTAACTCCGCAGTCGCTGGAAATCATTGCGGTGTTGCGGACTTGACGGCAAAGCCTTACCCAGTAAGGGAATCAACTCCGCAATCAACTCCGCAGATCAAAAACGGTTGCGGACTTGACCAGTCTATCGGGGGCGACCTGTGAACGCCTTGGATCTCTGGTTTCAGTGCCGTGCCCGCTCGATTTCGCTCTCGCTTAACGGCGATCGCCTGCATTACGACGGCGACCCCGCCGCCGTCGAGATGATGCTCCCGGCGATGAAAGCGAACCGTGATGCGTTGCGGGAGTGCGTCATTTCCTGCAACGGGTCGTTGTTTGAAGACGGACCGTTTCTGCCTTGGGGCCCGTATCTCAACGCCGGGACTCTGAGGCAATGGCAGCGAGACTTGTTCGCTGTCGTTGCCGAGCTGGCGAAGCTGGAGGGATGGCGCGACGACCATTACGACATCGTAGTCGGGGCGATCGAGCGCCAACCGATCAGTACGCTGCGCCCGGATCTGCACCACTTTTCAGAGCGCCTCGACAAAGCGCGCGCTGCCGCGACGACAAGGAGCGACCATGACGAATGACCAAGACGCACAGATCGAGCATTTGCTGCGGGAGAACTACAAATGGCAGATGCGGCAGTCGGTGGCAGAGACGCTGCATCACTACTTTAGACAAGCTGACCGGACTTGCCGGCACTACGAGACACCCTTCAATCAGGATGACGAGGAGGCAGCGTATGACTGGGCGGACGATCGTCGAGCGGAGCAGGTGCAGCTATGCATCGACGCCCTTCCTCTCGAGCAGCGCGCAGCGATCTCGACGACGATGCGCAACAAGGAAAGCGGACGGCAGGTGTGGAGCAGCAGCCGCGCCGGCGAGCAGCACGCTAACTATCAAATGGCCAAGCACCGACTGTTGCTCGAATTCTCCAGGGCCGGGTTGTTGATGCGATCGCATATTGTTGCGTAAAGTCCTCTCTTGATTGGAAAAGTAGTTGCACACGAACGCGCGCTGGCGTAATGTTTCACTCGCCACTACGCACGTCCATACGAAATCAAGCCGCCCTTCGAGGCGGCTTTTTTGCGTCCCTGCACTTCCAACCTAACCCGCCCCGCGCGGGTTTTTTCGTTTGTGGAGCAGCCATGCCTACTCAGAAAAATCCTAAAAATAGCGGCGGGACACTTCGACCGCGAGAAGCGGCCGAATACCTGTCCGTATGCGAAGCGACGCTGCGCCGGCGCGCGCATGCAGACCCCGACTTTCCCCAGCCCCGCAAGCTCGGCCCGCGCACGACAGTGTTCTTCAGATCGGAACTGGACGCCTTTCTGAGCCGTCTCGCCGGAGTCAGATCATGAAAAGGTCTTCTTTTGCCGATCTCGCAGTGTCCGCTTCTTCGCCGGCAAAGGCTGCGCGCGCAAAGCCCTCGACCATCCTTCCATATGCCCACCTGCTCGGGCTGACCTCTCGCGTTGCGCACGCCGCTGCTGCCGTCCCGAAGCGCGCAGCAACGGCGGCCCGCGCTGCGCGCGAATCGGTTGCGAGGAAGGTGCGGCGCCAGGCAGCGAGCGAGACGCCGTTCGCCGACCTTGTTCGCTCGGCTGAACAGCAACTGCAACGCGACGCAACGGCCGACGCTGTTTCAGCTGCTGTCGCCGCTGAGCGTGTTCGGTGTGGCGAGATCTTGGCTGCCGGCCTTTCAGCAGGCTTGGCCGCATACGCAACGCACCTGGCCTGCAAGAGCGACCTGACTGCGGCACAGGCTATCTCGATAATCCGCGCCGCCCACGAAGATCGTGCCGACGCCGCCGCGAAGGCCGCGAAGACGCCCCTCACTCCCATGCAGGAACGAGAAGCCCGCATCCAATGGTATCAAGACAACGGAGTCATCTGATGAAGGAAGTCAAACGAATCGTCAACCTGATCGAACAGAAGCGTAAAACCATCGAGCGCTTGCAAGCCGATCTCGACAGCACACGCGTGACTGCGGATGGTGCGGCTCAGTTTCTCCCGAAACTGGAAGAGCTTCGGCTCGAGCGCCGCGACATCATGGCAAAGGCGCTCATCGGAAGAAGACGCCGGACACGAAAACGATCGATGCAAAGCTGCAGACGGTCGAGGCTCAAGCAAGGGCCGCACAAGAGTCCGCGCAGGCTGCGCGCGACGCGATCAGCATCATTGCGCACGGCATCGACCTTGAGCAGGCAGAGCTCGATGCGCTGAACCTGCAACGCCGAGACGCGATGCGAGCTGAGATCGTTCGCATACACGACGAAGCCGTCGCGAAGTATGCCGCGGCCGTGACTCAGCTCGACGGTTTCGTTGCCGACATGGTTGCCGCAGAACGTGCGTGGAAGCATGTGGCGGTTCACCTGATGAACGAGAACGGTAGCGGCTCAGGATTTCCGCGCCGCGGTCTGCGCGTGCTTGAAGACATCCGCGAGACGGGCGTCCGAGTTCCTGCCAGTGCCTCCCGTTTGGCTGACCCGAAGGTCGCAGCCGAATATGGCGAATCGTACGAGCGGTTCTGGTACTTGCCGAGGTGGGCTGACCCGCAAACGCTCGGCTTCGCCGACCAGCAGGTCGCTGCGATCGTCGACGGCCTTCGTGATGCTGGCATCGATGCAGATCCGTTCACACCCTACGCCCCGCCGGCGCCGCAGCCTCAACTGAAGGTTCGCGTTATCCGCGGAGTGATTCAGGCCGCGCCGAAGGTGCAGCGTGATCCGGAGACCGGTCGCGTCATCAGTTCCGAGGTCGTCGAGTTCCGCGAAGGCGACGACGTAATGCTGGACGAGAGCGAAGCCCGCGTGCTGCAGCGGGGCCGCCTGGTCGCAGTTCACGGAGAAGACCCGATGCCGGAGCCAAAGCCCCAGGGGGCGACGGTTGATGTCGACGGCTCGCTGCCGAAAGACGAGCGCAACCGACACGCATGGACGCCCGAGCCGCGGCAAGAATACGCCGGCCATCATCACAACATGGACCTGTCCGCATATCCCGATTGACTCTTGGACCAACGGAGAACCCTATGAAAATCGCACAAATCCGCCACGGCAAGGTCACCGTCCTGTACGGCACGGACCCGCGCACGACGGGCTTCGCTGCGGCGCTGCCGCCCGATGTTTCGCTGGTTGATGCATCGGACATCGACGACATCGACATCGGATGGAGCGCAACACCGATCGACGGCGAGCGCTGGGCATTCGCGGCAACACAGGACGCGCTCGACAAAGCGTTAGCCCGTGCCGTGCCCGACCGCGGACCGCAACCCTTCACGGGGTATGTTGCCGGCCAGTCCTGCGCAAAGATCTCACCGTCGACCGATAACGTCGATTCGAATACCAACGCTCAAGGGGACGCCCATGTTCAGAATTGACGGCGCGACGGCGGCGCCCAGCTTGCCGACTCCGGCGGCCGCTGGTACGCCCGGATACTTCACGGAAGGCAACCCGACTGCCGGCACGCCCGCAACGAATGTCACCGGCGACTGGCTCAACATGATGCAAGAAGAGCTTATGTCTCTTCTAACAGCGGCCGGTTTGACGCCAAGCAAGACCACATTCACGCAGGTGCGAGACGCGATCAAGGCGATCGCCATCTCACAGTTCACGCAAAACCTCGCAACGCCCGGGTACGTCAAGCTCCCGAACGGACTGATTCTTCAATGGGGCCAAGCGGCGAACGTGGCGAGTTCGACGACCACGACCACGTTTCCGATCGCGTTTCCGACCACTTGTCTCGCAGTTACCGGGAGCGGATTTCAAGTGGCGTTCGGCGTTCAGGCATACATCGTCCTCAACGGTAAAAGCGTGAACTCTTTCACGTGGGGCGCGTTTGCGTCGAATAGTGGGACGGCCCCTGCTACTTCGCCGACCGCGAATCAGGTTCAAAACTGGTGGTTTGCAATCGGATATTGATCATGGGACAAAAACAAGCGGCATTTGATACGAGCGGCGCAGTTCTGGCTTTCTACGACACGGATGACAGCCCGGCTCCAGATGGTGTTCAGGCTGTGGACATAAGCAACGACCTGTGGAGCGCCTTGCTGGCGGCGCAGGCGGGCGGAAAGAGTCTCGTCCGCGGTGCCGATGGCATGCCCGCGGCAGTCGATCCGCCGCCGCCTTCGGCCGATGAAATCAAGGCCATGAACTCCAACACGCGCGACGGACTTCTCGCGTCGGCAACCTTGGCTATTGCGCCGCTTCAAGACGCCGTCGATCTCGACGAAGCCACGGATGCCGAAGCCGCACTGCTGAAGCAGTGGAAGCAGTACCGCATCGCGGTGAATCGCGTCGATCTTACCCAGGCAGATCCCGCCTGGCCGACCTTCCCCACCGGGGGCTGATCGATGAAACAGCCCATCACCGCCACTAAGACTTTGCATCTGCGCCATCCAGTGAAGATCGGGAGCGGCCGCGGTGCGGTCGTCTATCGAAAGCTCGAGCTGCGCTGCCCGACCATCAAGGAATTTGCCCGCATGAAAACCGACCCGGTGGGCATGGAAGGCGCGATTTCTTCGCTCGCGTTGGTCGCGGGTGTACCACAGAACGTGATCGAGCGGCTTTGCCCTCGCGACTTCTACGAAGCCTGCGCGTTCGTTGGTCAATGGGATGAGGAAGACCATGGCTAATCAAATGTCCATCGTCATCAGCGCCGTCGACCAGGTGACCAAGCCCGTCGATCGCATGCAGAAGAAGCTGAACGGCATCAGCGTGAAGAGCGCGGCAAGCCAGATCGAGAAGATGGGCGCGCAGCTGAACAAAGCATTCGAGTCGCCGTCTGGCGGCATCTCGGCGGTCTCAAGCTTCCTGTCGACGCGCAACATCATGATCGGCGCGATCGGCGGCGTCATCGCGCAGACCATGCGCATGGAAGCGCAGTGGGCGTCATCGGTACGCGGCATGGGCAACATGGCGACGCGCACCGGCCTGTCCTTCGGAACCGTCTATCAGACCCAGTACGCCGGGCACCTCGCCGGCCTCTCCGATGAGCAGACGAACGCGGGAATCGAGCAACTTCGGCAGACGTACAGCAACGCGCTCAACAATCGCGACCCCGAAGCGCTCAAGCGATACCAGGCAGCCGGCATCTCGACCGATCCGACGCACTACGAGAACATCGAATCGGTTCTGACGAAACTGTCTGCATACGCTCAGACGCTGCGCGACCAGGGCAAATACGGCGGCGCTCAGAACTTCCTGCAAGCATCCGGCGCCGGCTCTTTGTCCGACTTCCTGAACCGCGGCCCACGCCAAGTGGCCGCCGACCTGCTCGAAGCGAAGAAGTACATCCCGAATGATCGTGACCGGCAGCGCGCGCAGGAATATGCCGACGCTACGGCGCGGCTCGGCGTGACCTACGATCGCCTGAAGATGACCATCTTGGGCGACATCGAGCCGGGGCTGAACAAGATACTTCAAGGTGTTCAGGCTCTCTTCGATGGCCCTGTTGAGCGTCAGAAGCTTTTCGATAGCGCGGTTCAAAGCGCCAATCCGACGGACGCTCGCGGCGTCCCTATCGCCCCCGACGAATCGACCTTGGCGGGGCGCGTGGCTGCCGGCGAGCAGCGGCTCGGCAACTTCATGCGCGGCCGCGGTGCGCACACAAACGCGGAGATCGCGGCGCTGCCGGGCTCGGGTACGTCGGGGTTCTCCGGACTTCGATCCGGCGCCGGGAACGTGACACCGCAGACATACGCGTATTTCTCGAGCCTCGAAGGTAAATACGGGCTGCCGGCGGGGCTTCTCGACAGCGTATGGGCAGAAGAATCAAGTCGCGGACTGCGCCTCAGATCGCCAGCCGGTGCGCTCGGACATTTCCAGTTCATGCCAGCCACGGCCAAGCAATACGGCCTCCAAAACCCCGACAGCCTCACCGAATCGGCCGACGCCGCGGCGCGCTATTACCGGGACCTGTTGAAGGCGAACAACGGCAACCTGCCCCGTGCTCTGGCCGCATACAACTGGGGGCAGCGCAACGTCAACGATTATGGGATTGGCAAGGCTCCGGCTGAAACCCGCGGATATATCGCCGACATCATGGCGAGCATGGCCGAGTCGGGACGATCGCCGCTCATCGGTGAAGCACCGACGCCGCCGGCTCCCGCCCCCGCGCCAATCGCTGGCATCTATGGCCGCGACGATAGCGCCCCCAAGCAGCAAGATGACGCAGAGCCGAAAGGTCGAATGGAAAAACTCCAAGTCGAGATCGTGCATCGCAATGCCCCGCGTGGCACTGACGTGAATGTGTCCGGCGCCCCTGGGGTGGACGCGACCATCAAGTCCGACCGCCTGCCTGGCTCGCGGGGTGATCAATACGCCTACTCACCGGGGAATTTCTGATGCCGAGTGCAGACCGCATTCTCGATATGGTCGGAGCGCCGCCTGCGGACAATGAGGTTCGCGTCAATTTGATGAACGACTCGCTGATGCTCACCGGATGGACGTCTGTGCGAATCACGCGATCAATCGAGGTAGGAACGTCGTCGTTCGAGATTGCGTGTACGGGAGACGCGAACGCGTTCAAGTTGCTAGGAAAGGAAGGCGCACCGATTCAGATTTTCATCGGCCAATCGCAGGTGCTCGCGGGTTATGTCGACACCGTGGAGCATATCCTCACGGCACGCGAGCACACCCTCACGATCTCTGGTCGCGGCAAGTGCGCCGATCTGATCGATTGCTCCTGTCGAATCGATCGGATCAACTCGAACACGAAGCTGCTCGATCTTTGCCAGACGATCACGGCGCCGTACTCAATCGACGTGTTTGTCCCGCCAAACGGATCACAAGCCATCCTTGACGCGCTGCCAGTGCTGCCGCGACAGATCGTGAGCATCACGGAAACGGCCTGGGAAGTCATCGAGCGCGCCGCGCGCTACTTCGGCATGCTCGTCTTCGAAAGCGAAGCGGGGGAACTGGTCGTCTCGACGGCGGGCACGGAACTCGGAGCCAGCGGCGTCCGGGTTGGAGTGAACATCGAGGCGATCGTCTGCACAAAAACGACCCTCGGCACCTACAGCACGTATAACGCCGTGCTGAGTGCCTACAGCGCCGGAGCGGACGACGAGGGCATTCCGAACATGCCCGTCTACACCGTCGTCGCCACGGCGAGTCGGTTACGCCCGACGTTCTTCGTCTCGGAGCAAAGCGCGGCCGATCGGCGATTCATCGAAAAGCGCACCAATTGGATGGCCGCCCGCGCCTACGGGCGGTCGCGCCGCGTGCGAGTCCTTACCGACAGTTGGCGGGATAGCGATGGGTCCATCTGGATTCCCAACATCAACTATCCGGTTTCCGGACTGGAGGTCGGCATTCCCGACGGCACGCTGCTTCTGCTAGCGGAGGTCACGTTCATTCTCGACAAGAACGGACGACACGCCGAGCTGCTGTTCGGGCCGCGCCAAGGCTTCATTCCCGAGCCTGTCGCGCTCGACGTGCTGCCGATGGACGAATCAACTCAAACCGGAGTGCAACGCTGATGCTCGACCAACTTCACAAGCTCGGCCGGCGCATGCTGCTGATGGTGGGCCGCGGCTCGCTCACGCTGACTGATGACACCGCGCCCGTCCAATTGATGCAAGCCCGCATGAACGGCGCCGAAGTGATCCCGGAGATTCCGCGCTTCGCTGAATACGGCCTCACCTCCAATCCACCCGCCGGCACGCAGGTTGTCATCGCGTTCAAGAATGGCGACCGTAACGATGGCATCGTCATCGCGACATCGAACGCGAAATATCGAATGAAGGCGCTTAAGACGGGCGAGGTCGCTATCCACGACGACAAGGGGCAATCGGTCTACCTGTCTGCGGCCGGCATCGTAGTAAATGGCGGCGGCAAGCCGATCACGCTGACGAACACGCCGAAGGTGCGCGCCGAGACGGCGCTGCTCGAATGTACCGGCGACATCGTCGACCACTGCGACACGACGGGCCGGAGCATGGTCGCCGATCGACAGATCTACGACTCGCACACGCACAACTTCATCGCGCAGAGCGGATCAAGCAACCTCACGACGAACGCGCCAAATCAAGTGGAGTAACGATGCCAGCCATCAAGATAACCGTCGACTCTAAAGCGCTGATGAAGAGCCTGGACAGGGTCAAGAAAGAGCAGTTCCCCTTCGCCATGGCCACCGCGCTCAACACCACTGCCGAACGGCTGCAGAAGGCTGAACAGGCCAACATGAAGAAGGTGATCGATCGGCCCACGCCATTTACGGTCAACTCCGTTGGTATCAGCCGCGCTCACAAGGGGCGGCTGATCGCCAAGGTATACGTCAAGCCGGTCGCGGAGTCCTACCTGCTCCCCTACGAGGTCGGTGGTGTGAACAAGCTCAACAGCAGGGCGCTGCTCAAGCCGGTCGACCAGGGAGTGAACCAGTTCGGCAACCTGCCCGGAAACCAGATCTCCAAGCTGCTCGCCGATCCCGACGTATTCGCCGGCGCCGTCACGTTCCGGCGCAGCGGGCAGACGATCAATGGAATCTGGCGGCGGCCGAATTATGGGAAGCGGCGAGGCAGGAAAGGCGTGGCAGTGCGCCGCGGGACGAAGGGAAAGACCAACTACGTCGTCGAAGGCGTGACCACCGGCCTGCAGCTGCTCGTCCGATTCGAGGATGCTCACCCGATCACGCAGCACCTTGGGTTCATGGAGCTCGGTCGCACAACCGTTCCTCGCGATCTGTACTCGAACTTCCAGAAAGCGATGCAGCACGCGATCGCAACGGCTCGATGAGGCCCGCGACTGGCGTCCGCACGAAGGCCGGCGGGCATTGTAAAAAGTCGTAGCAGATGCCCTTCTTCGGCCCGACAGACCCCTCCTTTTGTATGGATTACCTTTCAGACTGTCAGGGTCCCTCTGGCGATAAAAACCTCGACGGGCTATTGCGCGCCGCGAGCTTTCTTTAGCTACGAACTTCTGAAAGTGCTTAACTCTTTTTCGAAGGATAGTTGTATGACGACAATGACGATGGCTGAATATGCCCGCCGGATCGGCGTTTCGAAAGCCGCCATATCGCAGTGGAAAAAGTCCGGACGGCTTATCCTTCAAGGCGATGCGGTCGATGTTGAAGCGACGGACGCTCACCTGAAACGCTACCGCCGCGAGGGGCTTCCGAAAGCAAATCCGGTCGACGAAACAGTTAAGCGCGGGCGGCCGAGAGTTAAGCAAGCGGACGAACTTAACTCTTCGCTGCTTAACTTAACTCTCCGAGAATACGCCGCGCGCCTCGCCGAGATCGACTGGAAGACGGAGTTCGACTTGTCCAACGATGCGCAGGAGCAGCGCGCCCGCGATGCCTGCGCATACCTCGGATGGGAGATGGTCCTGTCCGACCATCATGACGACGGGCACTGGAGCGGGTACCAGGTGCGCATCCGGGCCTATCTGAAGAACGGCCTCCATGAAGGTGCGATTGTCGGCGGGTTCGGCTTCGAGCTTTGGCCATACGAGGTGCTGGAGCTCGCCCGCGATCACGTCACCGGATGGGAACGCGAAGGCCCGATCGACCAGGACTACCACATGGAGGTGTCGCCACGGCTGCTTGAGTTGCTTGCCTATCCGTTGTGGCGTGGCCAGCGACGGCATGCCAATCAGTCACGCTGACTTAACATTCGATGGTTTTCCGGAGGTTTTCAGCCGCGCGCGCAATCCCAAGGGTTCGCTGTGTGCCTCACGTCGGAAGGCAAAACGCCTTCTTTACGGACATGCAATAACCGATCGTTTGGCGCTATCATCGCTTCAAGATCGACCGATGACGACGGAGCGTGTGATGTATAAGGCAGGTGATTATTTCGTCGAGTGCGTCCCCGAGCGCAAGAACTTTGGATGGCAGTGCACCCTCTACTTTTCACGCATCGATGACTATCGGCACGCCGGCGCTCTGTGCAAAGTGTCTCTTGTAAGTCCCACGATCAGCGGTACCCGCCTTGCGGCGGAATATGAATCCATGATGTGGGCTCGGCAATATCAACAGGCACACTGGGATGAACTCGAATTCGCATTAAACGTCCGACAGTCATGCTTCATGGCTGACAGTACACGGTTTCTGCGTGCCGGCCGGAGCGAGAAGGCTTGATCCGTTAGGGGGCGGTGACGCGCCGCTACACGTAGGAGTCAGCGCCCCTCCAGCCCAGAGGCTGGCACCAGTGTGCGTTTTCCAGATACCGCAGGAATAGCCGGCTGTCGCCCGGTGGTTGAGCCTTGGCTTTTCAAACCACGGGTACGTGCCTATCATGTACACATGGAGCACCTTTCGAGCGATCCGGAATCTACCGCAGCTTTTTACATAGCTAAACGCGAAGCGGAACTCGTCCGCTTACACGCTTATCTCGGCAGCGCCGGACTTTCATTTGAAGACGCCATTGCCGCAACCAACCTGCTTGCCGCGTTAGAGTTTGACTTATCACGATGGAAAGTCCTTAGCGCTCGTTGCGAAGCCTTGTCTGATTTTTTGATGGCATATCCACGGAACGCGACGACGGCCTGATACTTCCGGACTTCGCCAACCTCAGGTGCGGAAGAACCAGAGCATACAGAAGATCGACGGTAAGCCGAGCGCTGCGACGGCGACACACGGCTCCGGCATCGAAGCCCCTTCCATGCCCCTTCCTAACGCAAGTGAAAGCATCCGAAAAAATTGGAAGCCCTCTCGAATTTTCCGACACGTGCACGCGCGCGCGTGCCCGTACAATCGTCGATCAACCTAGTGGGAGGCATGATGGAAGAACAGAAAGACGGCGGCATTGTGAACGGCTTCGTTGTTGAGTTCAGGCGGCTGGGCGTTAGGGCCATCGAAGGCGAAGATGTTGCCGGCCAGCTAACTGCGCTGGTGCAAAGGGCCGACAAGCAGATCGGCGCGTCAAAGGTCGGAGACCCGGTCGTGAATAAGCTGAAGCTCATCAGCCAACTCAACCTTCAGTCGGACCTGCTTGGCGATGCAAGTCCGCTACAGGCTAAAGCGCTGCGCGCTGGCGCTGAAATGCTGTCAGCTAAGCTATCCAATTAGATCCGGCGACGATCCGCTGTACCCGCCCGTCTACTTACGGCGCCGATCCGCTCGAGCGTAGCCCGACGCGGCTTTACGGCTGCATGCTTGGTAACACCGTTATGGCGTACGGAGTTCACCCCCTTTACGGGCGAAATCATCTGAGATTTCGGGGCACTTCAAGTCGGGCCGACATTCGCTCCAATGCGTCGTGCCCTCACAAGCCCTGTCTCCAAGAGGCAAACGAGCGAAACTTCCGTCAGCGCCGCGGCAAAACGTACGAAATATCGAGGCATAGTCACAGACCTTTGCGCTGCCGTGCGGCACCGTGCAGAACAGCCCACTGAACTGAAGCGCTGTCTAGGCGAGACCGAATATACGCCCAACCAATTCTTCGAAGCGATCTTCCTCTGTCGCCGCGATCACCTGAATCATTTGCCCGAATGCCGTCGTCAAAATCAGTTCCTTCGTCAGGATCTTCGCAGTTCGTGCAGTGATCGAATTTAGGTACGGCACATTCTCCGAGTCGCTCAATTCGAATCCAAACCGGTGCTTGCCCTGCGGGCCTTCGTCCCCCGGATGGTAGGACACGATCCTTGCTCTTACGTCCATGAGTCCTCCACGGTTTCGCTGTTGATGCGGGTCAGCGGAGCTTCGCTAGTGTCAAACGTGCTCTTCCTTCGTAGGACCCCTTCTGTCACTTTTGGCACTAACCCCAGGGGCTGTTCCTGAAATGTAAGTCGCAGATAGTCCGGCAGACCCTCCACGCTGTGGTCCGCCCCGAATTTAGCACGCTACCTGCATAGGCCCGTGCGGCATGCCGCTGTTGCAACACGAAACCCGCTCCGCTGCCGATAAATGCGAGCTTGCCGATGGCGCTCACAAAGTAGGCGACGCTGCAGAGAAAGGACGGGAGGTCGTGGCCCTGCAAGGCACCGCACTTAAGCCCGACGCTGCGGTCAGTGAAGTATTGATCGCCCGAGATCATGCAAGCGATGCCCGAGACGGTATCGGCCAGGGGTGCTCGCGAGCTGGATCAACGGCCGAGCGGCCGCTCCATCGGGGAGGGTACATGGCATCTCCATGCCGATGGGCAGCCAAGACCCGACAGACTTTCACGCTTGCGAAAATAAGAATTAGTTTCGCGCGTTCGTAAGGTCAAATTGGCACACGCCATAAGGCGGTTGCGGCCAAACGCCCTTGCAAGGCCCGCGCTCTTCAACGGCCGTGGGATGTTCATCAATAGTCGCGCTGTCAGCATGGATCAACACATACAGATAAATGGCGCCGATTAAGAACATGACGGCGGAGCAAATAGAGAAGATGACCACTGCACCCGCGACATTTCGCAGTTCTGTTCCCCGCCAGCGACTTTTAATGCTTTGACACAGTGTTAAATAGCCCTTCAGGCTTATAGGGCGGAGCTTTTCTGCTGATCGAAGGGCTAGCGAGTGTCTTAGCAATGTTAATGCTGGCATCATTGCGTCTTCTCGGAAAATCAATTGAACGATGTACACCTTTCTCGGGCTGGATAAGGAGCAATGGGAGATCGCGAACGCTCTCGCCACTTGTGTCGGCGCGGTGGCGACATCGGCGGCTGTGGCGATCTCGCTTTGGCTTGCCGGGCGTCCGGACAAGATTGAACTGAAAGTGTCGGCAAAGCATTTGTTGCTGATCACTGTCGGCGAAAAGCTGCATGGTTCCTACGCAGTCATTCAAGTGACCAACATCGGCCGGCGCGCCGCACGTATAACCAATCTCGGATGGGAGATTGGTCGCGGGAAGAAGACGCAACACTTCGTACAGACGATCGGGCGCGATTCTGTATCCAGTCCCCTTCCAACGATCGTCGAGGACGGCGGCGAAGCGCAGTGGTTCTTTCCGATCGAGGATTGGGTTGAAGGCTGGCCGGCCATGCTTGGCCGGAATTGGAAGTGCAGCATCGGCACGATGACGCTGACGGTACACACCTCCGCATCGCGGCCAATAAAGGCGCGCGTGGACCAAGAGTTGCGGAAGCTCATCATCGAGCGTTGCCAGTCGAAATACGCCCAATGACGGCACTCGCCTATTGGTGGACGGGATGGTGGACCGACGTTCCATCCTGCCTGGAAATCCTTATCCAGAAAGGCAATGCTGCGGACACCGCCTCCGACCGATGCGCGAACTGCCCACGCCTAGACAAATGGGTAGCCGGATGGGTAGCTTGCTCCACAGGCGGTCCGTAATACTCCGTGTAACTCCTTGTTTTCAATCTGATTTTATCGAATATTCCGAATAGTATGACATTGTGTTGATGTGAGGATCGGCGCGTCATTTCCTGATTAACCCGTACCGGGAAGTGAATGCTCTCGATACCTCGTCCACCTGCGCCTTTCAGCGTCGGCACGCCGACGCAGTGCCGGCACCAGCGGCTGACGTCCGGCTTGGCAAATAATATTCTGCGTCGCGGGTCAATGCGTCGCCACAATCAATCGCCAGCGAATTGCTTCCCTGCTCGGGTGTTGATGATGATTCTGCGGCGGCAGCGGATGGCCGAACGTCGAGACTACGTTATGGCCGCACACTTCGCAGCGGTAGATGCCTGAATTCGGCGTGTCCTGTCCGGGATCGGAAAGCCTGTCGAACGCCGCGTGTTCGTTTTGATCGATGTATCGCGCAAATTTGTAGTAAGCCATAGGAATGATCCGCCTCGTTTGAAAGCGGTCATCATCCCGTTTGTGCTACATCATGTGAAGACGGAAATTCTTATGTTTTCAGGCAGAGAATTGCTTGCTGAATCAGGCAGTCACGCCGCCTGCTGCTGATACTGGATGCGGTGCAGATGCGCATACAGTCCACCCTTGCGCAGCAGTTCCGCATGGCTTCCCTGCTCGGCAATGCGCCCCGCCTCCATCACCAGAATGCGGTCCGCGCGCTCGATGGTCGACAAGCGATGCGCGATGACCAGCGTCGTGCGGCCCTCCATCAGCGTCTCGAGCGCCGATTGCACGTGCCGCTCCGATTCCGAATCGAGCGCCGAGGTCGCTTCGTCGAGGATCAGGATCGGTGCGTCCTTGTAGATCGCGCGCGCGATCGCCAGACGCTGCCGCTGCCCGCCAGACAGCCGCATGCCGTTGCCGCCGACGAGCGTATCGATTCCATCCGGCAAGGACGCCACCATATCCGCGAGATTCGCGGCGGTCAGCGCCGACATCACCCGGTCGCGATCCGGCGTTTGTCCATAGGCGACGTTCGCCGCTATCGTATCGTTGAAAAGCACGACGTCCTGGCTCACCATCGCGAGTTGGCCACGCAGGTCGTGCAGGTTGTACTCGGTGAGCGGCACACCGTCGACCAGCACCTGGCCGCCGCGCGGATCGAAGAAGCGCGGCAGCAGGTTGACGAGCGTCGTCTTGCCGCTGCCCGACGGTCCCGCCAGCGCGATCATCTCGCCCGGCGCGACCTTGAACGACACATGGTCGAGCGTCGGCCGTTCGACCGAGCCGTAGGTGAAGGTCACGTCGCGGAACTCGACCTCGCCACGCGCTCGCTCCAGATGCCTGCCGCCGCCTTCGGGCTCGGCGGGTTCGTCGATCAGGCCGAAGATCAGCTCAGCCGCGGTCATGCCGCGCTGCATGGGCTGGTTGATGTCGATCAAGTGCTTCAACGGCGAAATGACCAGCAGCATCGACGTGACGAACGCGACAAAACCGCCGACCGTGGTCTGGTCGTTGGCCGACTGCACCACGGCGATCGTAATGACGATGGCAAGCGCGATCGACGCGAGGAACTGCGTGAGCGGTTGCGCCAGTCCGCCCGACACCTGCATGCGCATGGCGTAGCCGCGCAGCCGATGGCTCATCTCCGTGAAGCGGCCCGTCTCGTAGGGTTCGCCGTTGTGGACCTTCACGACCTTGTAGCCGCCGACCGTCTCCTCGACGATATACGACAGCTCGTTGGTGAGCGTCTGATGCTCGCGGTTCAGGCGGCGCAGGCGCCGGTTGATCTTGCTGACGAGCCAGCCGATCGCCGGAAGAATCACCGCGACGATCATCGTCAGACGCCAGTTCAGGATGAACAGATAGCCGAGCAGGAACACCACCGTGAGCGAATCGCGCACGAGCGTGACGACGACGCTGGAAAGCACGCTCAGGATCTGGTTCACCTCGAAGACGACCGCATTGATGATCGTGCTCGCCGTCTCGCGCTGGAAAAAGCTCGCGCTCGTATGGATCATGCGGTGGAACATTTCGAGCCGCAGTTGCAGCAGGATCTTGTTCGTCACGTACGAGAGAAAGTAGCCCGACGCATACTGCGCCGCGCCGCGCACCAGCGCGAGGCCGATGACCGCGGCGGGCACGAGCCACTTCGCGTGGTCGCTGCTTTTCGAGCCGAAGCCATGATCGAGCAGCGGCTTGAGCAGCATCGGAATGCCCGCCTCGGTCGCGGCGACAATGCCCATGGTCAGCAGGCCCAGCATCACCATGCCCATCAGCGGGCGGATATACGGCCATAGCCGCTTCATGACCGCTGTCGGCGACGAGCTTTCCGTGCCGCCGATCGGCTTGCGCAAACCTGCATTATTGTTCAAGAGCGTATCTCCACTTCGCCCGGCGCCGGACGGGTTGTGCCGCGCGATTTCGTTGGTGGCGTCGTCGGCCGGGAACCGGTGGTCCTACCGGGTCCCAGCGGGTTCGATCAGCCGATCGGACCGCGGCCCGGCTTGCCTCGCGGCCGGCGCGCGTCGTGCGTGATGACCGCGAGCAGCACGGCCCAGATTAGCGCGATGAGCGCGGTGCTCATCACCACGGTGAACACGTCGATGCTCAAGCCGAAGATGATAACCGACCCGGACACCGCGATTCCGCAATACGCGGCCGTCGAGACATCGCGGTGCGGCGAGCTCCGGTAGCGCACGAAATACACCAGCGGCCCGACATACAGCAATGCCAGACAGACGACGCCCGCCGCGCCCAGCTCCGCGATCGTCGAAAAGAACTCGCTGTGCGCGCGCTGATTGACGATATACGCCGGTACCTCGCCCTGCTTCGCCAGATCGCGCAACGCCGACTCCAGATGTCCCTTGCCGACGCCCGTCACCGGATGCGCCTCGAACAGATGGATGGAGGCGCCCCACAGCAGGAGGCGCGCGCCGATCGAACTGTACGCGGTCGAACCTTCCGCCAGATGCGTGAAGTCGGCTTGTGTCGCCATCACGCGCTCGCGGCCGAGCGGCGACGCGAGCAGCGCGGACATCGCGAGCACCGCGACCAGCAGCGCGACGAGCCAGTGCCGCGCCTGTCTGATCCAGCCGAAATTGAGCGAGCAGAGCACGAGGAACAGCGGGATCGCAAGCCAGCCGCCGCGCGTGCCCGACAAATATGACGCATACACGCCGCCCGCCAGCCCGAGAATCTTCACCGCGATGCCGAGGCGCCTCACGAGCGCGCCGGGATAGTCGTCCCAGCGAATCGTCATCACCGAGAGAAAGCCGAGCAGCAGCGCAGTGTTGCCGTAGGGAATAGGGTTCGTGAAATCATTGCCCAGGCGATTGAGTTCGCTGATCGTCATGTGCAGACTGCTGTCCACGGCCCAGATGCCCGCGCCGAGCGCGCCGAATGCGCAGCCCCAGCCGAGCGCCTTCAGATGCCTGATCGGCGAATTCGCGAGCAGCAGGAAAATCGGCAGGCTGAGCGCGAAGCGCGACATGCCGTCGAATTCGCGCGGCAGATAGTAGCCGTCGATGGCCTGCTGCAGCGGCAGATAGACCATGAAGCACAGCATGGCCGCGGTGTACCAGGGATACGCGTTGACGAGCAGGCTGACCTTGAGCCGAAATGACTTGCTGAAGCCCGCGAAGAGCGCGATGGCGAGCAGCGCGAAGAAGCAGTAGCCGGTTCCGCCCCGCACGACGAGCGTGCTCGCGGGCGCCAGCAAGAGCATGCTGGCGATGACATAACGCAGATTTTTTTCCAAATCGCTGAACCTGACATGGGCCGACCGGCCGGCGGCGGTCGCTTATCCCAAAAACCCGCGTTATTATAGCCGCTGGCGCCTGGCACGCTCTTCGCTCTGTAACATCGAAGCCATGACCGGCAAGGCGCGCCAGCAATCCACGCGTTGTGAATCCGAAATGCCAGCGACACCTGAAGAAGCCCCGGGCGCGCCGCTCGCGAGCTTCCTGCTCATCACGTTCAATCAGCAAGATACCGTCGCCGACGCCATCGGCGGCGCGCTGGCGCAAACCTGGACGCCGCTCGAAATCCTCATTTCGGACGACGCTTCCGCCGACGGCACTTTCGCCGCCGCCGAGCAATGCGTGCGCGACTATCGCGGGCCGCACACCGTGCGGCTCTATCGCAACGAGACGAATCTCGGCATCAGCGCGCATCTGAGCGCGCTCGCTGCACGCGCGTCGGGCGAGATGCTGTTCATCGCCGCGGGTGACGACATTTCGAAGCCCGAGCGCGTCGACCGCGTGATGCGCGTATGGCTCGCGAGCGGCAGGCGCTACGACCTGATCGCGACCGACCTGCAGGACCTCGACGCCGACGGCCGTCCTCACGAAGTGCTGCGCGTTACCGATCTCGACGACTATCGCAGCTTCGAGGCGTGGTCGGGCAAGCGGCCGCATCTGGTCGGCGCGGCGCACGCCTGGGCCCGGCGCCTATTCGACGCGTTCGGCCCGATCGCGCCTGGCATCTACGGCGAGGACCAGATCATGGCGTTCCGCGCCATCATGAGCCATGGCGCGCACACGCTGCACGAACCGCTCGTGCTGTACCGGCGCGGCGGGCTTTCGAGCAAGCGCCGCTGGCGCACGCCCGCGGATTTCATCGCGCGTATCAAGCTCGCGAACGTCAACGGCGCGGGAGAAACGAACCAGTTGCTGAGGGACGCCGAGAAGGTCGGCGTCGGCGGACAGATGCGCGCGCTGCTCGCGCCCAAGTCCGCGCGCGAAAGCTACGTGAGCGCGATGTTCGGCACGGGCTCGCTCGGCAGCAAGCTGGCACTGCTCGCTACGGCGCGCGATGTGAACTTGGGCTTTCGGGTCAGAATGTTCATCTATGCGACGTGCCCCTGGCTGCTCTCGCCATTCTTCTTTGTGAAGTGGCACTCGCGCGGGTGAACGCACTCGTCCGCTCACCAGAACAACAAGGCGCGCGGCGCCCTTCGAAGGCAACATGAATCTACCGACGCTCGGCATCGCCATCATTACGCACAATGCCGCCGCGCGGCTCGCGCAGTGCCTGCAGGCCGTCTCCTTTGCCGACGAGATCGTCGTCGTGGACGGCGGCAGCAACGACGCGACCGTGGGCATCGCCGAGGCGCATCGGGCCCGCGTGATCGTCGCCCGCGACTGGCCCGGCTTCGGCCCGCAGAAGAACCGCGCGCTCGATGCGCTGGAAACCGACTGGGTGCTCTCCATCGACGCCGACGAGATCGTCACGCCGGAGCTCGCCGCCTCGATCCGCGCGGCGATCACCGACCCGCAGGCGGACGTGTACGCGGTCGACCGGCTCTCGAGCTTCTGCGGCGTGTGGGTGAAGCACAGCGGCTGGTATCCGGACTGGATTCCGCGGCTGTTCCGGCGCGGCACGGCGCGCTTTTCGCCCGATCTCGTGCACGAGCGGCTTGTGCTGTCGACGGGCAAGCCGGTCGTGCGCCTGACGGGCCGGCTGATGCACTACTCTTACGAGGATTTCGAAGCCGTGCTGCGCAAACTCGACGCCTATTCGACCGCCGGCGCGGAGCAGCGTCACGCGGCCGGCGCGCGCGGCAGCTTCAGTATTGCGCTCGCGCGCGGCGCCTGGGCTTTCGTGAGGACCTACGTGCTGCGGCGCGGCTTTCTCGATGGCCGCACGGGTTTCATGATTGCGCTCTTCAATGCGCAGACCGTCTACTACCGGTTTCTGAAGCTCGCGCACATGAACGAATTTCGCTGAGCGTTCAGCGCTTTGTCCCGGCGATGCCGCGCGCGAGTTCCAGCAGCGCGCTCACATGCGACGCGACATCCGTGTCATAGCGCACCGGGCTCCCGCTCACGGCTGTGACGCGTGCGTCGCAGCGCCGGGTGTCGATGGCGGTCTGCACGGTGCGGCGCAGGTCGTCGGCGTCGCCGGATTTGAAGACATGCCTGGCATGTCCGGCGATCGCATCGCAGCAGCCGATGCACGCGGGAAAGATCACCGGCGTCCCGCACATCACCGATTCGATGCCGACCAGTCCGAACGGTTCGTAGCTGGACGCGAGAATGGTGAAATCCGCCGCGCGGTAGGCGTCTTCGATGTTCTTCGCGTAGCCGATATAGCGCACATTCGCAGCCGATTTTTCCGGCGCGCGCCCCGCGACCGCAATCACCACGTTCATGCCGGCCAGCGCTTTTTCGATCAGAGGCAGGCCCTTGCGCTCGTGACTGCTCGACGGAAACAGCAGCACGACCTCTCCTTCCCGGAAGCCGAACTGCTCGCGCAGCCGCGCGCGCTGGGCGGCATCGACCGGAGCGAAACGCGCGCCGTCGACCGGCGGATAGAGCACGCGGATCTTCGCGGCGTCGATGCCGTACAGCGTGCGCAGTTCGTCGGCCATCATGTCCGAATGGGCGACGATCACCGCCGCCTGTGCGTACTGCCGTCGTTCGAGCGCGATCTGGCGCGTGTCGGAGCGCCGCTCGCGCCGCCCGGTCGCACGCAGAAAGCCGATATGCGTGCCGCCGCAGATCGCGATTTCCGAGCCCTCGACCCGATTGCAGCCGATCAGCACGTCGACCTTCGCTCTCTTGCGCGCGCGCTTCAGCGCCCACGAAAAATACGCGTCGCGCAGCTTGCCCGGCAGGAACGACACCTTGATGCGATGTGCCTCGACCAGCCGGCTTTCCGGCAGCGACGCATCGATCTTGCGCGCGAAGAACGCGGGCTTCGCGCGGCCGTCGAAGCCGGCGGCGGCGAAGCCGCGCACGAGGTCCATCGCGTAACGCTCGAGACCGCCGGAATGCTTCAGCGCATTCGCCGAAATGCCGATGCGCATCAGTAGACGATTTCGATCGCGCTGCCCGCGAACTCGCCGCGCAGCGCCGTGATGAGGTCGTCGGTCGGCTTGACGCGCCACGCGTCGCCGAGACGCACTTCGCCTTCCGCATGCTCGCTGCGATAGACGATGCTCACGTTCAGGCCGTTCGGGATCGGCGCGGCCTGACGCGAGCGGCCGCCCTCGCGGCCATTTTCACGCGCGGGCGCGGGCGCGTCGTTCTGCGCGCCCGCCGCATGGGCTTCGAGCACACGGCGCAGACGCAGCGAGTCGGCATTACCGTTCATCTCGACCTTCACGGACTGCGCATAGCGGCTGCGCGCGCGTTCGAGGTCCATCGCGGTGTCGACGGTAAAGCGGATGCCGCCGGTGAACGCGTCGTTGCGCGCCATGCCCTGCACCACGAGCAGTTCGTCTTCCTTGAACAGCGCCTTGTTGGCCTCGAACTGCTCGTTGAACACGGTGACTTCGCACTGGCCGCTGCCGTCGTCGAGATTGACGATCAGCATCTTGCCGCGCTGGGTCATCTGCGTGCGCATGGCGGAGATCACGCCCGCCACGAGCTTGTCGCGGCCTTCCTTCAGTTCGCCGATCTTCTGGCGCACGAAGCGCCGCACTTCGCCCTTGTACGCGTCGAACAGGTGGCCCGACAGATAGAAACCGAGCGCGGTTTTTTCTTCCTGAAGGCGCTTCTTGTCCGACCACTCGGCTTCCTCGACGTACTCGTGCTTCGCGAGCGGCGCGTCGCCCATGTCGAAGAGTCCCGCCTGCATGGCGTTGGCGGCGGCCTGATCGGCGGCTTCCATGGCCATCGGCACGGAGGCGAGGAGTTGCGCGCGATTCGCGTGGACAGTGTCGAACGCGCCGGAACGGATCAGCGCTTCCACGGTGCGGCGGTTCACCACGCGACGGTCGATGCGCTCGCAGAAATCGAACAGGTCGGTGAACGGCCCGTCCTGACGCGCGCGCAGAATTTCCTCGATCGCGTTCTGCCCGCTGCCCTTGATTGCGCCGAGGCCGTAGCGGATGGTCCTGGAGCGCGTGCCGTCGGCTTCCGCGACCGGTTCGAAACGGTAGGCCGCCTTGTTGATGTCCGGCGGCAGCACCTTCATGCCGTTGGCGGCGCAATCCTCGAACAGGATCTTGACCTTGTCGGTGTCGTCCATGGCGAGCGACATGTTGGCCGCCATGAATTCCGCCGGGTGATGCGCCTTGAGCCACGCCGTGTAGTACGCGAGCAGCGCATACGCCGCCGCGTGCGACTTGTTGAAGCCGTAGCCCGCGAATTTTTCCATGAGGTCGAAGATTTCGTCGGACTTGGCGCGCGAGAGGCCGTTCCTCGCGGCGCCTTCCGCGAAGATCTCGCGGTGCTGGGCCATTTCCTCGGGCTTCTTCTTGCCCATCGCCCGACGCAGCAGGTCCGCGCCGCCGAGCGAGTAGCCGCCGATGATCTGCGCCATCTGCATCACCTGCTCCTGGTAGACCATGATGCCGTAGGTCTCTTTCAGGACGGGTTCGACGCGCGGGTCCGGATACTCGACGATCTCGCGCCCGTGCTTGCGCGCGCAGAAGCTCGGAATCAGGTCCATCGGGCCCGGACGATACAGCGCCACCAGCGCGATGATGTCCTCGAA